CGTTGATCGGCTGGAGCAGGCCCGCGATCGCCGCCACGTCCGGCGCCTCCGTCGGCCCGACCGCCCCGCCCGGCAACCCCGCGCGCATCTTGCCCGTGATGCCCTCGAGGTTGTACGTCCCGTCCGCGTTCACGACGTCCGGATCCTGCATGAACCCGTAGACCGCGCGCCGCGTCGCCTCGAGACGATCCGCGGCCGCGGCCTCGCGCCGGGCGCCGGCGATCTGGAGCCCGCGGAGCTCCGCCTCCTGCGCGCGAATCGGCGCCTGTTGACGGTCTTGGACGATCTGCCCGACCGCGCCCGTCGCCGCCTGCGCAATGTTCTGAATCCCGCCCGCCCAGGCCTGGCCCGCTTGCAGCGCCCCTTGCGCCTGCGCGTTCCCGATCGCGATCGCCGCCCGCGCCCGCGCCTCCGGCCCGGCGCGCATCAGATCCCCGATCGTGCCGACATACGGATCGTCGTACCGCTGATATTGGAACGGCATCACGCCTCGCCCTTCGCGCCCCTGCTAGAGCGCGGTGATCTTGTACTGGCGATCGAAATCGTCATTCACCCCCGCGCGCCACATGTTGTACTGCTGCAGCCACGTGTTGTAGTCGTACGAGTGGCTTTGATCGCTTTCGTGCTGTCCCGCCTGCGCCTGCGTCTGGTACGCCGTCATTTTCGGCGTGAACGCATCGACGGCCGCGGTGTAGGCGATTTTGTAGGGATCGACGAACTGCGTCTGATAGTTCGTGTTATAGCGATCGACCGCGTTCGTCCGGTTCGTGGTGTAGGTCGCCCGCCGGCCGGCATCGTTCGCGCTCCAGGCCCCGAAGGCGTTCGCGCGATTGGTCGTATAGCCCGCGAGCCGCCGCGCATCGACCGCGCCGAACTCTTGACTGGCCGCGTTTTGCCCGTAGTTGATGAAGTCTTTCAGCGTGCCGCCCGTGTTCGCGACCCCGCGCGCCGCCGCGCTGTTGGTGAGCGCCTGCAGCCCTTCGCCCACCCGAAACTCGTACGACGGATCCGCATAGAGATCGGCCGCGGTCGTCGGCGCGTAGTCGTCATACGCGAACTCCGGCCCCGCGACGTAGTCGTCATACGCGAACTCCGGCGGCGGCGTGTACGGCGGCGGGTTGAACACCGGCGTATCCGGCACGTACCCCGGCACCATGACCCCGGTCCCGAGATCGCGCTCCGGCGTCGACCACGACGGCGGCGGAATGTTGAACCCGCCGTAATCGGTCCCCCCCGCGGGCGGCGGCGTGGACGGCGGCGCACTGGGCCCACTCGGCACACTGGGCCCACTCGGCGCACTCGGCGCACTCGGCGGCGCCACGGGCGGGGCCTCCGCCGCCGCGGCCGGCGTTTGCCACCCGAGCACATTGATCGCGCCTTGCCGCGCGTCATCGTGCGAGAGGCCTTGCATTCGCAAGTTTTCGTACGCGACTTCGAGATCGCCCGCGTCCCCCTGCGTGATCCCGTGCTCCGCGCGCCAGGCCTGCGAGAACTGCCGCACGTCCGCCATCTCGGCGTCCGTCCACGGATACGCCGGCGTGACGAGCGGCGTCGACGGCGGCGGCGCCGGCGGATCCTGATCGGGCGGCGTGAATTGCGAGCGAGGCGGCGGCGCGAGCGGCATAGAGGCCTCCTGTTACGCCGCGAAGTAATCGCGGACCGTGCGACGTTGATACGGATCGACCGTCAGCGCCGGATTGATGGGCGGCGTGACGATGGCCGCCGCCGGCACCGCCGACGCCGTCGGCGCCCCATACATCGCCGCGCCGACCGAGCCCGGCGCCGCGGCCGCCGCCGTCGGTTGCGGTTTCCACACCCAATCCCCCTCACCGAACCCGACCCGCACCCACCCGACGCCCGGCACCTTGATTTTGGTCCGTTCGCCGGCCTGATTCGGCGGCGTGAGCTCGATCCCCGCCTGGCGCAACGCGCCGGAGCTCTCGAGGTCTAACAGCGTTTGTTGTGATACCGGCTTGCCCGCGACTTGCGACAGGAACCACGATTGATAGTCCCCGCCCGATCCCATTGGCCCGGCGCCAGACCCTTGGCCCGCGCCCGCCGGCGCCCCTGCGCCCGGCCCCGGCCCCGCGGCCGCCTCGCCCACCGTCAGCGGCCGATAGTCCGGAATCGCCATCTCCGGGATCTCGCGCGGCGCGACGCCCCACTTGGCGGCCAAGGCGTTGATATTCCGCGTCCGCGCCGCCGTCGTCGCGTTTTGGTAGACCTGCGCGGCCCGCCATTGGTCATAGTTCCCGTGCTGCGTGGTCTCGGCATCCTGCCGCGCGAGCGCCGCCTGTTGTTTCGTGTACTCGAGCGCGTCCGCCGCAGATTTCGCTTGGAGATCCGCGGCATGATCGGCCGCCGTCGTTTGCGCCGTCACCGCTTCGTGCGCGGCGCCCGCCTGCTTGTTCGCGGCGTACACGCCCGCCACCGTGGACCCCACCCCGAGGCCAATCGCGATCGCCGTCCCCGTGCCTACACACATGGCGCCCCCTCCGCGAGCTCGAGCGAGCCCGTCCCAAAGACCAGTTGCACCAACCGCGCATCCGCGCCGGCGGCCCCGTAGTTCTCAAAGAGGGCGCGCGAGTGAAAGCACGGCGCCGGAAACAGCAGCAGCCGACACGGCGCCGCGCGCACCGTCTGCCACGGTTCCCACAGCGAGAGATCGCGCCACTGCTGCCACTCCGCCCGAAACTCTTCCTCCGTCGTCGCCGTCGACGCCGTGGCCCCCGTCTCACGATGCCGCCAGAACGTGGTGCCGTCCGCCGGCGCCGGATCGTCGGTCAGGTACAGAATCGCCGTCCAGTCGCCCATATCCCGATCCGTGTGGACAAAGTTCGGCTCGTGTTGCCCTGCGGGCGACTCGCGAAAGAACGTCAGTGTCGGCCGCGCGTGCGGGTAGCGATCCTGAATCCACCGCACGAGCGTCTGATCGGCACACGGCGCGATCCCGTGGAACGTGACCGGCCCGATCGGGACTGATCCGAACGTCCGCGCCCGGGCGAACTGCCGATAGTCCGCCGGCAGGACGTCATCGTGCACGCGGAGCGCCCCGAGGCCGACCACCGCGGCTGCCGAGGCGATCGACGTGAGCGGCGCCGCCCCCGTGGCCACCCGCCCCCGACACGCGGCCGCCACGTCCTCGAGCGCGCGCGGCGCCGAGGACGTCTGAGAACTCTGCGAACTCTGCGAACTCTCAGCACTCTGCGCACTGCCGATCGGCAGCAGCCGGCAGAACGTGGTTTCAATCGCCGCGTACCCGAGCCGCGCATACACGCGCGACAGCGCCGGCGTCGGCGCCACCATTTGCACCCGCCGCACGCCCTGTGACAGCGCCCAGGCCTCCGCCTGCCGCAACAGCCGCAGGCCGGCGCCGCGCGCCTCCGGTTCGACCCACCAGAACAGCTCGCCCGCGACGAGCTCCCCCGACAGCACGTGTGGGAAAATCATCATCCCAAACATGCCCGTGAGCCGGCCCGCCGCCTCCGACACCAGCACCAGGCCGCGCGCGTCCCCGATCAGACACGACGCCACGCGCGCCATTTGTTCCGGGTTGCTCGTCAGCGTCGCCGCGTACGCGCTCGAGCCCAGGAACCGGACGCCCATGTCGACGAGCCGCGGCACGTCGCCGAGCGTCGCCCGCCGGATCCCGTGCCCGTCGGCCGACGCCGGCCCCGGCGCCGGATCCTCGAGCTCATACACCGACCGCGCCAAATACGTCATGACGGGTTCACCGTTTCGATCGCCACCGTGATCGTGTAGAGCATGGGCGTCGCCCCCGCCGACGTGTACGCGACGGCAAACGTGATCGCCGTGGCCGCGTCCGCCCGCACCATCACGATCCCGCTTTGTAATGTCGTGATCGTGTTGCCCCCCACCGCCGCGCCGGCCTGCGAGACGTTCACGCCGCCGTCGGTATGCGCGATCGTCACCGTCAACGAGCTCGAGACCGTGGCCGCTTGCGTGATGCGCACGAACCACGACACCCGATAGAGCCCCGCCGAGCCTTGCGACAACGACGTCGCGCCGATCGCCGCCGCTTGGTTCGGCCGCTGGATCGACTTCGCGACGTACGGCGCCGCGTTGAGCCGCCCCAGGAACGCCACCGAGAAATACCGGTACCAGACGCTCGCGATCCGCCCCGTGCGCGGATCGACCATCGGCGCTTCGTGCGGGAGCGGCTCGAGGATCGCCGGCACTCAGGCCGCCGCCGCGTTGTTCAAGGACGCATCCATGATCCGCCACGCGATCGGATCCGTCATGACGACCTCCGGCACCCACAACCGCGGCGCCCCGAGCCGCGTCCAGAACACCCGCCGGCGGTATTGCCCCATCTTGCCGGCACTCGCCGTGCGCTCGTTGCCCCACGTCTGCCCGCCGTCGTTCGACGCGCGGAACAGGACCTGCGGATCGGATCCCTGCCCGAGCACCACCCCGAGCCCGACCTCCATCGACAATTCAAACCGCGCGATCTGGATCCGCTGGTTTTCGTTGACGAGGACCGGCCCGCGCCGGAGCCGCCGGATCGCCGTCCCGTCGGTTTCGCTCCCGAAGGTCACGTCCATCGAGGAGATGATCCCCGTCGTCCCGTCGCCCGTCAGCTGCAACCCTTGCGCGTAGCACCGCACCCGCGGCGCCCACACACGATAGCGATTCGCCGCGGGATCCCACTGCCCGCGCTCCGCCCACAAGCGCGTGGTCAGGTCATACGCCCACGTCGCGCCGACACTCGGAAACCGCAGCACATAGAAGACGTGCCCCGCGTCCTGGTACACCAGGCCTTCGGCGTCCGTAATCTTGGCGGTGCGCGCGTACTTGGCGATCGTGGTGTTCAACGCCGGCGTGCTGATCGGCGTCGGCGTATAGCCCGAGGCCATGACGACCAGGCCGGCGCCGTCGCGATTTTTCGCCAGCCAGAACAGATCGCCGCCCGAGGCCGCGACCGAGAAGGCCGCCGCGATCCCGTACGGGATACTGAGCCCCGTCCGCGGGACGAACGGAAACGGCGTCGCGCCCGAGTTGTACCAAATATCCGACGTCTGTTCGCCAAAGAGCCAAATGTCGGGCGCATTGACGATCATCGCCCGCCACGGATCCGGCTGTTGGCTCCGCTGGACGAATTGTGTCGGGTTCCACGTCGCGCCGTCGTTGCTCCCCGAGATCCGCAACCGGCCGGTCTCCGGATGGAACGCCAGAAAGAACGTGTCGAGCATCCCGATCTGCATCGCCTCGCCGGCGAGCACCAACGACACGGCATTCGTCGCGAGCACATGCAAGTACGCATGGCCGCCACTGCCGATCAGTTGTTGCCCGCCCGGCCCGTTGCTGACGATCTGCGCGAGCCGCGTATCCTGCGCCACGGGCGCGAGCCGCGTCGCACTGCGCGTCAAGGGGAAGACTTCGTGATACCCCCCGCCGACGACCGCGAACGTCCGCCCCGCCATATCGAACAGCGCCCGCGCCCCGCGATCGCCGGCCGGCACCGTGAGGTACGGCACGAACCCCGGCGTCGGATAGAGCGCCGCTTTGCTGGCGGCCCCCGCCGACTCGATCGGTTCCACGTACAGGTTCATCGTCTGTTCGTTGTCCGCGATCACGCTTTGCGAGGGATTCGAGCCGAAGATAAAGCCGGGATAGGGCGGCATCAGCGCCCCCCGCGCCCGCCCGTCGACGCGCCGGGGATCCCCGCGTCCGCCGTGTGGAGCCGCGGGATCTCACTGTTGGCCGCAAACACCCGCGCTTCGGCCTTCTGCGCATCCCGCTCGAGCCGCGACGGGACCGGCTTTTCGTAGGCGGCCGCGACCCGCACGGCCAGCGTTTTTTGCAGGAACGACCGATACCCCGGCGGGAGGGACAACGTATCGGTGAGCGCGAGCTCCGCGAGGATCTGCCGCGTGGTGATGTCGATCACGCCCCCCGCCGACGGGATCGGGTAGAACGACAGCGCCCCATTCGGCCAGAGCGGGTTGTACCAAACGTCCCTCGGTTGCGGGCCCGTCGTCGCCGGCGTCCGGAGCGCATCGACCCATTGCCGATCCCGGAGCGTGAGCGCGATCCGCAGCGCCCCGATGCCGTACGCCACCCCTTCGACGGTTTGCGGACGCTGGGCCACGACGAACGTCCCCGTGGGCCCGATCGTGTGCGGCTGCAGATTGGACGTCAGCACATACGGGCGAATCAGTTCCGCCCACACGGCGGCCCGTTCGGCGTTGAGCTCATCCAGCAACGTGTTCAGTTCGTTGACCAGGAACACGCCGTCATCCGCGCCCATGACCTCGCCGGCCGCCAGGACGTTCAGATCGAACAGCGCCCGCTCGCACACGTCGCGCGTCGTGATGATCGGCACGGCCGGTTACTTCGGGGCCGCCGGCTTCGCCGCCTCCGGCGCCGCCTTCGCCGCCTCGTTGGCGTCGACACACCAGCCGTCCGCGACCGCGGCGCGCGCCTCCGTCTCGTTTTCGACCCGCAGGTATTCGCCGCCGGCTTTGTGCACGTGCCGCGGATACTCGAGCGTCGTCAGTTCATCGCGCACCCGTGGCGCCCGCGGCGCCGACCCACTGCCCGCCAGGGCGCCCGCGTCCGACTCCGCCGCCCCCAGCCCGCCCGCCATCCGCCCCGCGATCCCGTTCTTTTTGTCGGTCATGGTGCACACTCCACCGCAGAGGAAAAGGGACCCGGCGCGTCGCGCCGGGTCCGGTGAACCCACCCCGTGCGCCGCCCCGCGTTTACGCGAGCCCGACCGCGGCCGCGATCGATCCGAACGCGAAGACGTTCCAGGCATCCGCCGCCGTGCCCTGCGCGACGCCCGTGCAGATCAACTTGAGTTGCTTCGATGTGAGCGTGGCGATCGTCAGAATCGGCGAGACGCCGCCGAGCGTGACTTTCGTGATCCCGGCGCCGGGCGCCACCGTGAGGAGCGAATCGCCAAAGTTGACGATGTTGACGTCGAAGGACGACCCAATCCCGACGCCCGGCAACCCCGCGTTGAGCAGCGCCGCCGACGGCAGCGTGAGCGTTTGCGCGTCCTGGCAATCGACCAGGATGAGCCCGCCGAGGAGCTCCGCCGGCGTCAGCGTCACGACGCCGCCAGCGGTCGACAGCACTTTCGTGACCGGCACGAGTTTCGGAAACACGAGTGACGAGAAGTGCGGGAACCCACGCGCCGGCGTGAGCGGTTGATTCAGCGGCATAGCGGCAACTCCTTCAGGAAAAAACGCGCCCTCTGCGAACGCTCAGCACTCTGAGCACGACGCGCGGGCGGCCGTCCACTGGCCCCAGACGGCCGCCCGGCGGACTGCTACGCGGTCGCGACACGCGTCGTTGTAGAAGGAGCCGAGCCCGATCATCCAGTCGAAGCGGTTGATAAACCGCGACAGGTTCCCGTCCCACTCGCGAATGAACCGAATCACGGTGCCGCTATCCGGATCCCGCTTCTGCGAGACGAGCTCGACACTCGAGGTTTTGGGTTCCTCGAGCTCGACGTTGACGAGCGCAAACGCGTTGCGCTGCAGCGCCAGCTGGATCTGTCCGGTATGCGCGACCGTCGGCGCCGCGGTGCCCGGCCAGAGCGTGAGGAGCGCGCCGGCCGGCGGCAACGTGTCCACGTTCTGATACTGCGAGCCGGGCCCGTACATCGCCGGCGAGAACTGGATCACCATCGACGTGCCCGCGCCCGTGGCGGCCGCGAGGACCGTGAACGTCTTCGTCGGGGTGCCGAACGTGCGCCGCGTCATCGGGTTGACCGGCAGCGAGCCCGCCACCGCGAACTTATCGCCGGCCTTCACCGTGTCGCCGTTCGCACACGTCACGACCAGCGACGTCGCGCCATCGATCGGCGCCGTTTGCACCGACACCGCCCCCGCCCAGACCCCCGACGTGTGCCGGAACAACGACATGGATTCGTAGAACTCGAACCCGTCGGACTCGCCGAGGATGCCCGTCCGCCACTGCTTTGAGAGCTGTTGCACCGGGTTGAAGTACTGCACCGCGGACTTTTTCAAGACCCGCGCGAGCCCGGGCGTGATGATCATCGCGCGGTCTGCCGTCGGCGCCCCGAGCTCGTTCATCTTTTGCTTGGCGACGCCCGAGACGGAATCGAAGTCGAGCGGATCGGTCCCGAGGACCCCGCCGATGCTGGCCGCGTTCTGGTACGCGAACAACGCGCACGCGTCGTCAATCGACTGTTGCGCGTACGCCATCGCCGGCGCGAGGATCTCCCGGCTGACTTTCTCCCGGCCCCGCGGTGCCTTGAGCGCCTGCTCCGCGCTGTCCCAATCGAACCCGATCTGAAACGGCTCGAGAAACGAGATATTGGCGTGGAGCCGGTTGATCGCTTGCGGCTGATACGGCAGGCCGCGGGCCACGGTGTACCGCTGCGGATACGGGACGTGGATCGTGTCGCCGACCGGGAATTTGAGCTTGAACTCCTTGCTGTAGTCGGTATTGAAAAATTGGCTGACGGCCCGCCGGTTCTCGAGGAGATCGAGACACTCCATCGCGAGCCAGTCCGCGTACTCGAATTGATTTCCCGCCATGTGGCTACCTCAGTTCGGCCGCCCGCTGTCGCAGCCGGGCGGCCCGGTACGCGCCCACGTCGCCACGCGCCACGGCGCTGTCGATGGGATCGGCCGGGGAGGCCGCCCGCGCGCCGAGCGTGACGGCCGGCGTCGGCGCGTCGGTGATGGATTTTGGAGCCGCGGCGCCGTTCGTCGCCGGCGGCGTGAAACGCGCCTCGAGGCGCGTGAACTCCCGCACCAGCGCACGCCGGTTCGGCAGAGCGAGCAACTTCGCTTTGTCGTCCGGATGCGCCGTCAGATGCTCGAGGACCTGGAGCGCGACGTCGGAATCAATGATTTCGTCCGCGAGATCGTTCGCGGCCGTCGGTCGTTGCCCCCGGCGCACCGCCGCCTCGCGCGTCTCCAGCGCCGCGAGCTCCGGATCGATCCGTTGCAGCACCTCGCCCGGATCGCCGGCGGCCTTGATCTGTTCGTGAAACCGTGTCGCGCGTTTGTGCGCGGCGCGTTGCGCGGCCGTCTGTGAGGCCTCCATCTCGCGCGACACCCGTTCGACTTCGCGATCGAAGCGATTCAGGTACCGCACGTAATCCGCGGTCGAGGCCTCCGGATGTTT